GTTTCCGAATTCGCTGAATCTATCGGCATGTTCTACACAAGTTTTGACAAGAAAGCTGATTTTGAGAAAACAGCTCATATTAGTCAAATCGAGTTCCTGAAACGTGCTTTCGTTGTTCGTGATCATGTTTGTTATGCTCCATTACGCTGGTCTTCGATCATGGAGACCCCTATGTGGATAGACAAGAAATCTGACAACCCGAAAGCTGATACTGTGAATATGTGGCGTTCTGTTCTCTTAGAACTCCGACATTATTCTCGCGAAGATTATGAGACTTACATCGACATTGCTCGTCGTTGGTGTGAAGCCTCAGGGATTCCTACTGTATTTGATACGTGGGATTCTGCTCATGAGCTCCATCTTCATTTGAACACATAGGTGTGTTCCGGGGTGCGACCCGTTAAGTCGCCGTAGGTTCCCTTACCTTGAATTTGATCCTGAATTCTAAATGGGCAGACTGGGTGGTCTGAGAATGCAACACCCGCAAGTCGTGACTGAAGCTGCTAATAGATTTCACGCACCCCGATTGGCTGGATTTTGGCAGATTTAGTCTATATCATCAACCTGTCAACAGAACCTAAAGTTACTCTCTCCTCCGAACCACAGGAGCTAACTACCGAAACGACCCCAGTTTCGAAGCATACTATCAGCACTACCCTTGCTGACACAGGTGACATGATGGTGGTTCAGCCCCATCCCTCCAACTCTGTCCAATTTGCACCACTCCCTGACCAGACTCCCATCAAGATGATGGAGAGAGTCATGGAGATCGGCACTTTCACTTGGGCTGTTGGAGCCGCCCCGTCCTATACGACCCCTCCCAGTGTCATGGATCCGTTTAACCTTTTGTTAGCACTGCCAGTCATGGCAGACATCACAAATTGGTATTACTACATGCGGGCCGATTTGGAACTCCATTTCCGAATCAATAGCAACCAGTTTTACGCTGGCGCGCTTGCTATTACCGCACATCCAGGCACCTACGACACTGCCATCGGTTCACAACAAGCTAGAAGTTGGCTTGGTATGACGATCATGAGTGCTGTTAAACAAGACACTCTAGTTATCACTCTACCTTGGCCTCTCCCCCAACGCTTTGTTCCCATCGCTGGCATTCCGACCATGCTCAACCGAATTTGGACTGTCTACATCGACATTCTTGCCACTCTTCGTGCAACTACTGCTTCCCCTAGCAATGTTGATGTCTCCATCTTCGGCCGTTTCATTAACCCCCAATTAGTGCTCCCTTATCAAGCTTCTAGCTTGTCTGCAAGACTAATGAGGGAATTTGAACTGGCCCCAAAATCCTCAGAACGCGCATTGAAGATTCGTCCTCATGCCTCTGCAGGTGGCACCATTCCCCGTCCACGACCAGCCCGTGCTGGACGTTCAAAGGTGTCTGTCTCAACCTCGACAAAAGATCCTGTTGCTGAAGCTCAAGCTCCCTCCGCTCCATCTCCGTTATCAACTATCAGTACGCTCATCAGCCCTATTTCTGATATCGTTGGTTCAATGGAGAGTGCAATTCCCGCCATCCAACCGATTATGGATTTAATCGGCACTTTTGGTGGACTGCTTGACAAGCCTGAAATTCAAGAACCTGTTACTCGCGTTTTCAATACCGCGGCAGCTAACTGTTCTCAATCTGATCGACCTGATCAAGCACTTCCCTTGACTCTCTATCAAGGAAGTTACCTCAACATCGATCACTCGGCTATGCCAGGTGGAGCCCCCTATACAATACTTGACATTGCTAAGACTCCCTGTCTTCACTCGTACTTTGACTTCACAAATGTCGCAACTTCTACTACGTTGCCCTACATTTCCGAAGGCACTCCGATGTGGGCAATGATCAATTCCCATTTGTACTGGCGCGGCTCAATGCGCTTCCAGTTTCGTTTCTACTGTCCTACGTTTGTGTCAACTCGTATTCTTGTTGTCATTGCCCCTACCGGTACACCTGTGATTGACTCTGTAGCAAACAATCTCTCTATGGTTATCGACGTCAAAGGTGAGACTGTCAAGAATGTCACTCTACCATTTATTTGGCCTACTGATATGGCACGCTTTGGAGATATCTCTCTGTATAAGATCCAAGCGTCCGTTCTTCAGCAAATTGTGACAAACGACACGACCCAAACTCCGCTCGTTACGATGATTGTGTTTACCGCGGCTGGTCCCGATGCACAATTCTCGTGTCCTATCACACCAACACCAATCGATTATGTCTATCCGGCATCTGCAGTCGTCAAAGTTGGCAAACTTGAAATTAAGAAGCATGCTTCTATCCGTAAAGAATTCGAGGCCACATTTGAGCCTATCCTTATGGATTGTAGCTATTTGTCTGATCAAAGACATGTTACTTCCGAAACCTCAATGTATGTTACTGACCTGCTCAAACGATACATGACTATAGGTGGCGCTCCGCCTACCCAAAATGTCTGGATCCTTCCCGGTGACTATCGCCCCTTAGCTGGCTCTGTTGGCTACTTCCTCCAATCCATGTT